TTGCAAGCTACCCTGATACGCAATCTCTGGGGGGTTATTATCGTCATTTGGTGTTGTTTCAACCGCCGTACTAACGCTTCCTGAGCTTGGCGCATAACCTTCGTAACCACCGTCAATTAATTGCTGATCAGACCACCCATACTGGTCTTTTAAAATTTTTGCTACTGCCGCATTTTTTTCAGATGATCCGTCATATTCTTGTACAAAAGTTTCAGTCTTTGCTGCAAGATCAGGGTTTGTTGGGTTATCTGACGTATCCGTAAACCAAGAGCTAATGTCGTATGTGCCATCGTCCTGCAACTCTGACCCAGCCATTTCAGCAAAGTTTTCACCTTGCTTTTCCACCGCACCCTCAAAGTCAACATTTTGATAAATACTATCAGCTATTTCGCCAACAACGCCCGGTATTCCTAAAAGGTCAGTGCTTAACTCCCCAGTAACAAGAGAACCGCCGTAACTACCAGAGCCGCTTGGGTTATCAAAGGATGGTTCGCCACCCGTCAACGTCGTAACTGCATCTCCCAAAGTGGCGTTGGCGTTGCCCAACTGGTTCATATAAATCTCATCTTGCGCGAGCTGCGCGTCTAAGTTGTTGTCGATTGCATCAATCTGAGCATCCGTTAAAACATCAGTAGTGGGGTCATATGTCGGGTCGTCAATCGCGGTTTGGATAGTGTCGACGGCAGTGTTATATTCATCATTCGTCAAAGCCGAATTGGGTTGATTTTGGCTTCCCGCCGTGCCGTCGTTGGCCCCGGCAACGGCTGTCGTGTCAGTGTTGACATCACTCGCAACCGCCGTGTCATCGACCAGCGTCCCGGTGTTGTATCCGGGCTGCCCAGTAACCGGGTCAATGAAGAAGCTGTCAATGTAGGATTTTTGCCCCGGACGCGCCGCAGCGAATTCATCCATTGTAGCGTTGTAAAGAGGCAGGGCGCTGTATGCCATCAAGCCGTTGCCGTAATCAACAGCACCGCCCATGTTGTATTGACCGGGTGAATTTAATCCGAACGCTGACGCCGTGTTGGCTGTGTTGTTAAAAGACGCAACTTGCGGGTCCGTAAACGCCGCCACGGTTGGACCAAACGACAGCGGAACGGGTCCAGTTTTGCTGATCTTATCACCCTGCTTTAAATTATTCTTTGCAGCGTCTTCCAGCCACTCTGGAATTTCCACAGTTGTTGTTGATCCGCCTTTACCCATTTTATATCTCCTTGACGTAGGACGAGTGCATTGGCTCCCATCCGTGCGCCGCTAGTGGTTTTTTCCAGCCAAAACGGCCCGTCATATTCAGAGCCTCGCATCCTTGTGCTTTAGCCCAATTTATCACGTCATCGTGCATGTCTAAAATTTCGGTGAGATCGCCGCCGCCAAGGAATATATTCAAGACCTTTTTTTTGGGGTATCTGATGATCTCGGTGACCAGGCAGCTTTTCTCCGCTGGCCATAATTGCATCGTGCCTTTGTATATACCCTCGTATATATCAATGATGTCGTGCGTGCCGCCGCTGTACTCCAGGGCGGCCTCAATGTGCGGACGGCAACGGTTGAATTCCTCTGTTATCACCACGAACCTCCCGTCAATGCTACTCGCTTCCAAATGTCCGCAGTCCCGTCATAATCCGCGGTACAGACGTAAATGTATGACCCATCCCAGGACACCATGCCGTCAGTATCCCCGGCGGATCCGACGCTGGAGGAGGGGGCCGTTCGCTTTACTGTAATTTCGTAAAAGGCGCCGCTGTGTGACACGACCGGGTACGCTTCCTCACGGTCCCACAAAATGACGCCGTCCTCCGCGGCACTTTCAAAATCGCGTGTGTGCGTCAGGAATGAGCGGGTGCGCATCATGTAGGACGTGAAGCGTTCAGCCCACATTCTGAGGTTGCTGCCGATTGGTGGGGCGCCGTACTGGCTCATCGCTTACTCCCCGGCTTTGCGTCTAATCTCATGATACCCAAGCGCCAATCGGCCGCCTGGTCGCCCTCAACCCGGACGCGGACCTGTCGACCCTGGAAGCGTACGTCAGTTGGATTTGTTGGGTTAAACGGCCCCTTTTCAGTTTCCGCCGCGTTGGGGTAGTTACGCACCTTGAATTTTAGGTTGACGTCGCCTTGGGTTTTTTCGTCGGGGATGACGCCCCTCACCTTCATTAGCCTGTCGCCGCTACCGATGGCCAGCGGCCCGCTCTCCGCGTATGGCGTGGCGCCGTCGTAATCAAAGCCGACCTCATGCTCGTAAACATTGCCATTGGACGCGACCAACAGAGGCAGACGGAACACGCCGCGATCAACGCCCGCGGTGCGGTCCAATTCCCCAGTCGTCCACACGTTTTCAACGTAATCGTAAACCACATACTTGTCGCACTCGTTGCTGTCCTGCGATTGGTAGAACCACCAAATTTCATTCCATTGCGAGTTGACCATCGCCTGCACCTTCGACGACTGGTCGTAATTCATGTTGGAGAAAACTAAATCCGCAACCTCGCACGGAAGCTGTTGGACCTGACCCCCGGAGTAAACAAAAAAGCCGCGACGGCCCATCCAGATGACGCCCAGGTCAACCGATACCGCAGCCCCGGCAGATATGATCCCGCAAGATGTCCCGACCCGCTCAGCTCCGAAAACGAACGGCGGCCCTTGATAGGTCAACGTATGAGCATCTTGATCTGTGATGATGAGCGACTGGCCGCTGGTCCGAACGCCCGCCAAAATCTTACCATTTGTTTGCAGCTCGATGTCACCAGCTTGGTTTGTGGTGGCGGCTGTCCAGGTGTCGTAATCCTCTTGGTCAGACCAGGACACCTTACGCGGGTTGCCTCCAGCGCCCAGCGCCAACATGAACCGCTCCTCCGTCACCATGACCCCGTCGTTACTGGTTGGCGCGTTACTGATTACCGCCGCGTTGTTAGCTGTGTTTAGATCCCAGGTGTAAATTTTCCCGTCGTCGGACGAGCATGCGACCAGCTCCTGGCCCCAGTTGTCTAGCATCCAGGTGGTGCTGCGGAGCAGGGTTCCAACGTCTGGTCGTTGTACGCCCCAACCAAATAAACCCCACGCCCCGGCGCCCCAGCCAGTATTGATTGACGCGTCGACCCGACCATCCGCAAAGCCCGTGGGCGTTATGTCATGCACGACGGACGTCTGGAGCATTACCTTCAGCGTGCTGTGCGTGCCGAACGCCGCGTATCTTTCGCCGCTGTTGTTAACCCAGGCGTGACCACCGCGAACCACGCCGCCAATGTCAGCCGCCGTGTTGTCGGATTGCGCACGCGATCTCCAGCCGCCGATTGGTCGCAGCGCGTCCTCGTGCCAACGGACAAGGCTCACGTCACGCCAGCGCCCCTGCGCCATGTATTCCGTGCCGTTAGCGTACTGGCCCTTGGGTATCGTTAATGGAATTAGCGGCATGGCTTAACTTTCCGTCAATTTGAATACGTTACCATTTGATTGTTGGTCGACCAAAAATGCCTCAGTGCCGTCGTATTTCATGCGAACGCTGCGGCAATGCTGTAGGTCGGTCGGCAGGGTTTTTGTGCGCGGCGTCCCGGCTGTAGAGATGTTCCAGGCGCTTCCGAGCGGGTATTCCATCAAAACATTCGCACTCGCCGTTTCTCGCACGATGTACATTTTTGTGCCGTCGGGTTTAAAATCAATGCTGCGAAATGGCTCGTATTGCCCGTTTCCAAAACCATCAAATACAAAAGTTTTTGACCTTACTTGGGTAATACTGTTTACATCCCATGCCGTCCCGCAACTGTACTCGAAAACATAGTTGTTTGTACGGTTGGTATTCACGTTGTAAGTAGCTGTGAACCAAAGTGACAAGCCGTTCGATCTAAAAAACAAACCATTTTTATTCATGGATGTTATCGTGGCACTGCCAGTAGGCTGGCCCAAGGTTTGCATCGTAGTCCAGGCGGTCGTAAGAGAGCGACGGTAAACCTTGTTATTGGTATTGCCAATCATGAACACGCGGGTGCCGTCTGGTTTGAAATAAACCCCCGCGGCGCTATCTCCGAATGACCCTAAAGATTTATTAAAGCTCGCCGTCGTTAAATCGTAGGGCGTAGACATATCCCAGCGTCGCACGCTTTCATTTGAATCAACCGTAAAAAAACTTTCGCCGTTTTCACGCATATAAAAACCCTGCGGCGACTGCCCCCCAATGTCGGTTGACTGAATGTCGTAGTAATTTGAAACCGGGGATGACGTGGATCCGTACCAATCTAAATTAGCAAGACGGCCCCAGTAATCGTCACCGAACCCCGTCATCATCGCAAATTTTGTTGCAAAGCTCATTAGCTCATATCCTGACCCATGACGCTGCCATACCAGGTGGACCCGCCGTCCGTCGTAAAGAAACCAAAGACATCAATTTGGCCGCTGCCAGTCGAAACCACAGGCTCCGTGCCGTTGGCAAATGTAAAACTTGCTGGCCATGTAACAGTTCGCGCGGTGCTGTCCTGCACGACCCGCAGCAAAAATCCGTAGGCGGTGCCGGATGCGGGCGCGTTTGAAACCGTCAGCGTCGTGACGTTTTCAGAAAGCGTGACCTCAAACACGTTCGCTGTCTCACAGTCAATCGTTAACGTGCCGCTGGACGAGGTGACGGTGGCGTAGGTTTCGTTGTAGCTTTTGGCTTTTAGCTCCTCGGAAACGTACACGTCGCCATTCGCGTCTGCCGTGACCGCCTTGCTGGCCTCCGACGTTCCCAGGGTTGTGATGTCGGCGTATATGTCTTTGTTAATTTGACTGACAGCCGCGGTCGCCCCGGCGCCGTCGCAGTAGATGATAGCCGTGCTACCATCAGCGATTGTGACGTTAGATCCAGACCCCTGAGAGAAGGTTACCTCCTGGCCGCTACTGTTATCTACAAAATACAGTTTCTCTGCGTCGTTGGGGCTTACAGTGATAGTGCAAGCGACCGTGGCGCCATCGAGCACCAAAACGCGATACATGCCGTCGGTAAGGCTGTCGCCTGTGGATCCGTCGGTTGTGTATAGCGTGTGGCTGGCGCCCGACGACGACAGATCAATTGTACCCACGCCGTTGATCGCGCGATCAGTGATGTCCCAGTTGCGGTTTGTAACCTGGCCCCATGTGTCGGTCTTTTCACCGTCCGCGATTTTTTCTATCGCTGTGTTCGTTGTCCATGTGCTGGCCATGCTAAACTCCTTTGCTTGCAGGCATCATATCATTCCACGCTGGCGCAGCAAAAAAACGCCGTACATTTTGCGGCGTCAGGCTTCCTCGCCTTCAAACGACTTTTTGAAAATTTCCACAAACGCGTTTTGGCCAACTTGCAGTTGATCCAAGTTAAATCGCGCGGAGGCTATTTTCTGTTGAAGAGAGTTTATGTGATTTACTATCATTTTCTGCTCGTCGCTGAGTTGATCTTCCGTGTAGTCTTGATCGTCTAAAGTGATGATGACCTTTTTTTCTTCAGCCATTTTACTTCCTTTCTGGTTGGTTATTCTGGCGGCCCGTCGGGCGGCAGGGTTTCGGGGTCGACGTAGTCAGGGTTAGCTGACCAGGTCGAGCCATCGAATGTGTGCGCAAACGGAATAAATGGATCCGGCGTGTTGCTGACGCTTGTGTGCAGCGTGACATTGCTTGCGTCATAATCATGAATGACATCATTGATGTCCTCTGTCTCGTCGGTCACAAAAACGTGGTCGGCATTCAAGGTGACTGTCGCTGTATCCGCGAAAGCGTAGGCCGCTAAGTTCGTATCGTTTTCGATCAATATTTTCATTTTTAGCCTTTCACGATGATCTTAGTAGAGGCGACCGCAAGCCCCGCATACACAGATGGATTGCCAGCCCCAGTCCCCAAAGAGCCGTCCGATTGGACGTAATATTTTGTTGCTGGCGTAAGCCCAGTTTGGTTGTCATCGACAGCGCCGTTGATTTTAATTGTTGCGGTCGCACCGTTCGAGGCCGCGCCGTCAGCAAAACCAATAAAGTTGTTTGCGGCTAAATTCGTTTCATTGCTCTCGGTTTCGTAGGTGACATATCTGAGCTTATTGTCGCCGTTGTTGTATGTGGTGAGGTGCGCGTCCATGTCATTCAAACGAATGAGGCTGCTATTTTTATAATCAGAAGACCCAATCTGCCGTTCCGTTGAGCCGACCGTTATTGAGCTGCCGCTAATCGTTAGTGTGTTTGCGTTTCCTGTGGTTGTGCTGCCCTCTTTGTAGGTGACGGCAAAGTTGTCGTTTACGCTGTCATATCTCAAACTTATATTTCTGGTGTCGGCGTTGTTGAATACGACCTCACCAAGCTCCGTAATTGTCGTTCCCGATAGAGAAAACAAAGTCGCCATACCTTTTTGGTAATTTGACGATGAGCTGTTGTTGTCGCGCCAGCAAACAATAAATTTACCCTGTCCGTTGCCAGCGATGGCGATGTGGTAATTGTCCGCGGTCCAAATGGCGTTGTTGTTTGAAAAGTTAACCTCACTGCCAAATGTAAAGGTCGACCCGCTGACGGTTGCCGCGCGTAGCCATCCCTTAGCCCCGACATGCTCCTCCCAGGCAAAAACGACAACCTCCTCCTGCGCGTCATACATTATGCCATTCTCCGAACCGCCGCCCGAGGTGCTGTTGACTGTTGTTCTGGTCCCTGATGACCAAATCGTCGTCGGGCCAGTCATCTCGATTGCGCGACAGAAAGTTGTAGGAGAGTTCGAACGCCAAACTAAAATCATGCGATCCGCGGCCTCGTGGTAACACATGTTCATGTACGACGCATATCCCGACGTTTCTACACTAACAGAGCTACTCGTTGCCCCCGACGCGCCATTTGCGCCATATCTTTGAATTGCGCGAAGATACAGGTAATGGTTGCTCGCACGATAAGCGGTCAAAAATGTGTCGTGCGTGGGGTGAAATGCGCAACATCCGTAATACGTCGTGTTGCTGTTTATTGTGCCGCGCGTCCCCGTGACTGTAACTGCGCCGCCTGAAACATACCCAAAACGATATTGGAAACGGTTGCTGTATCCAGAAAAGGTTTGCATGAATAGCGTCTGCGGCGTCCCACTAACGTCAATTTCCCCCGCCGCGAGACCGGGTGAAGTATAAAAGGTGTTATATACTGTCTCAAGATCGCCCTGGGTTGAAATGGACGACGGCTGGGATGAAATCGCAACCGAGCTGACCGTGCCGTCGCTGTTTACGACGACTGTGTCGCCATCCGCAATCGCGCCGCTTGCTGTCGCTGAATGAGTAGAACCACCGCCGACAGCCGCGCCGTTAACTGTGAGGGAACCAGTGACATCCATGCCGCTCGACGTAATTTCAGCGACTACAGTGTTTGCAATCATGAATTGTGTATGTTGGTCGTTTCGATGCTTTATCGCCCAAGAGGCACCAGCGTCAAGGATGCCGACATCGTTACTAGCGGTGGCATAAACATACCCGCGAACAGTGCCTGCGTATTCATCACGAAAGCGAATGCCGTTAGCCGAGGTACCTCCAGCGACGTTCCAAAAGTCATCGTCATCAGAATACCAATGCTGTCCTGTTGCCTGATTATATAAGCCTTTTCCGCTGTAATAGTTTCTTAACCAGCTATCAGCATATAAGTCGTATGCGCGGATATTTTTGCCGTATGAAAACCAAGTGTAGCCGTCAAGGTTGTCAGCATCCAAACCCGAACCCGCGCCGTCGTTGCCAGCGTGCCAGATTGTGCTGCCCTCATATGTGAGGCCATTCGTGCCAGACAATCCGTCAAAGTTAATTGTGATGTCAGGGGGGTTTGCGTTGTTTGAAAACTTAGACGACGAGGGGCCACCGATTGTCATCAGGTTTGATCCGCTTTCGTAGCGAATGCCAGCCCACGCGCTGTAATCCCAGCTTGTGCTGTCGCTGAAGCGAATTTGATCTGTGTCGCGAATTACAAGTTCAACACCGTTGACCGTTGTGATGTTGGGGTAGCCTGATGAGTTTGCGCCGACACGAATACCGCCAGACGAGCCAGACGTTGTACTCATTATTTTATTTAACTTGATCGCACCGCCATACTCCATGCGCATGAGTTCACCAATATTATTATTGCTGAAGATTAACGCATTAGCATCGCCGCTAAGATTGTCACCGTCGTATTCAATTAAGAATGTATCGCTTGTCGGACTACCTTCACCGAAAGAAATCGTCGCTCGACCTGATGTACCGTGACCGCTCCCAGTGCCTATCCTTAAGCCGTCCTCAAAAAGACCCAAACCACTAGCTGTAACAGTGCCAGTGACGTCGATACCTGATGATTTTACTGTAGCTGTCGCGGAAGTTGATCCCCCACCATACAGAATGGTGTTTCCAGAACCGCCATTGCCGTATCCAAGAAACAAGCCTGTAGATGTAGTGTTTGCGTTTCTAATAACTCTCATGCTAGCATAAGCGTCATTTGCCGACATATTCAAACCTGTACCGCTGCCGAATGTTAACGTTCCAGAGGTGTAGGTATCACTAGCATCACTACGCAAGAAGCTGCTTGCTTGAATACCGTCAACGGTGTCAGCGTCTAGGCCAGAGCCAGAGCCGTCGTTGCCTGATGTCCAAACAGTTCCAGTCGCATCAGGTAGTGTAATAGTACGATCAGCCGTTGGGTTTGTTACCGTGAGCGTGGTTTCACTGTTGTTTGCGGTGCTACCTTCAAAGATAATGTCGCCGCGCAACTCCATGCCATTTGCGTCAAACCTAGCAACAAGACCAGAAGTTTCCCAAGCGGCAGTACCACCTTTTGCCACGTTAATATCAACCGCACCATCTTCACTACCATCAGTTGGATCAATTATCCGACCCATGATGCGGGAATAGAATACTTCGTTGTTTCCAGTTGTGTCATTGCCTTTAAAGTCTATGCCGCCAAGTAAATCATTTGCCGCTGGGCTTGCGCTGTCTCTAAAGGTGCGCAGTATTGGGCCAATCCCTGAGCCATCATTTGCGTATTCTACGTTGAAGGATGTTTGGGTGGTGTTGTCTATTGTGAATGTGCCAGTAAGGCTTAACGATGTAAGCGCAGTCGTACCCTTCAATAGATTTTCAATGCTGTCAAAGTTGCCGTTTAGATAGCCACCCCAGACATCCTCATCATCGCCCACTGTCGGCTTGGCAAAGTTATATGTCGTTGTATATGCAACCATTATGCGGCCTCATTCCATGTAACGCTATTTTCATTTTGTGGTGTCCAGGTGTCGCTTGGCGTTGCCGCCGCGGCCCAATCGTCGGACAGTTCGTCAGCCTCAACCCAGGTGTCGCTCGGCACCGCATCCGCGGCCCAACTGTCGACGGGATCCTGCGGCTCTTCCCATTTCAGGCGGGCCGACGCGTCGACGCTGGACAGGAACGCAAACGAACCGCTCGCAAATTGGACGCGATTTCCTACGGCGCCGACCGTCAGTGACGGCGTGACATCCGCTGCGGCGTTCGCTGTCTTGGCAGCCACGGCCGCGAAATCTATGGACCCCGCAGGATTTGCACTTGATTGGCGCAGCCGAACTACGGCGTCCGACACAGTCAAAGTCGGGCTGGCTGTGGCGCTGCTCGTCGCGATGCGGATGATTTCCGCTGACACCGTCAAGCTCGGCGACACCGTCACGCTCGCCGACGCAGTCTTAAAGCCGAGAATATCAATCGAGAGGCTGACCGTGGCATTCGCGTCACCCTCACGCACACGCGTGCCAGCCGGGGTAACAGTCGCCGACGCCGAGATATTGCTCGCGGCGCTCTGTACGCGCTCCACAGTGGCGGAAACACCGCCAGAGCAGTCTTCACTCACGGATCCTTGGTGTATGCGCTCAGCGGCGCTATTTGACGCCCCGGAGGCTGCCACGGTGGCTGATGTCGACCGAATGACACCCACGGTGGCCGCGACAGTCAGTTGAGGAGATACAACCGACGACGCGGACGCCTTGCGGATCCCTTGAATGTCCGTCGAGGAATTCGCGCTAATCGCGGCGGAGGCGCTGCGATCTCTTTCGTAGTCAACGGCGACAGTCGCCGATGGGGAGGCCGTTACCGCAGCGGTAATTGTAACCTTGGCCACGCAGGATGTGGACGCACTCGCTGAAACGGTTGCGGACGCGTCAACGTATGACCCGTCGTAACCATAAAACCATGTGCTGTATAAACCCTGACCGTAGGCCATTTGCTAACCCTTAATCGAGTGAAATATCCAGATCACCACTCGGGACGCGGAACACGTCGCCCGTTTCAATTGTTTTGCTTGTGGTAAGGGCCGCGTGCGCCAACAGATTGCCGCCGGACGACGCATCAAAAACACCAATATGGCTGACCGTGCCGTAGTTCGCCGTCGCCGTCGGGTATTCGATAGCCCCGGAATTCGACGCGGTGTTGCCGCTGACTGTAAACGTCACGGATTGACGCGCATACGCGCCGCCGGAAACTTCCGTGCCGCCGCCGCTGTCCGACGGGGCCGCCGTAAATAGCGCCAAATACCAGGCAGTCGGGCGCGTGCCGCCGGATCCAGTGAAGGCCCACTCCAGCACCTCCGTTTCTAAGTAATTAGAAAAGCTCATGTCGTTCTCCTATCAATAAGCCGTGATTTTCATGCGCAGCGACGACGTCGAGTTTTTCGTCTGGTCGCTCGCGTTGTTCAAACTTTGCACCGACGCGTTGTACAGCCCGTTCCAAACCGGAATACGCTCGTCATCCGACAGGTATGGCGCCGCCTGCAACAAGGATCCGTAAAGGTATGCGTCCGGGGCGGCGTCGAGCAGCCAATTTGTCGTTTGACTGTCAGACAACGCGGGGATTTTTTGATAGTAGATCAACTCAGTCGTGTAGGTGTCGTCCGGGGTCGGGAACAGCTCCATTTGATCGCCGATATGCGCAAAGTAGCGCGGACGCGCCGCGGTGTCGTTGTTCTTTTCCCGGCGCAATATCAAATCGTCCAAACTCGTCATTTCCAGGCGGAACGTGTCGCCGGAGGTTATGCCAAAGCGTATGGTTTCCAGCCAATCGGCGGGGAGGGCGCTGTAACGGCTGTCCAGCTCACCGGATGAACGCTCAACCATTTTGTAATGACGGACGACGCGCTCCATCTGATGCTCCGCCAGGCTGATAAAATCAGGTATGACGCTGGTGAGGTCGTCGCGGTCCAGCCAATCGGCAATGCTAGATTTTAAGGTGGCGAAAGTATTAAGGGCCATCAGTTACCTCTGCTTTCTAAATATCGACGCACCTCATTGAACAAGGCTGACTGATTTTGCTTTGGCGGGCGGGGGGCCATAAAATCATCTATGGCGAACGTGGCCCGGGATGCGGCGTCGCCAGCCTTACGCATGGCGCCAGGTAACTTGCGCGCCCCTCGGACCGCCTGCTTGGCAAACGGCGCCAACGTGAGGGCGGCATCCGCCACGCCCATCGCCGCCATCCCAGCGTTCTTAGCCATGCCCATGTAATCACCCTCACGGTACGCGTCGGGTATGTCCGCGGCTGCGCGGTAGGCATCCTCAAAACCGATCATGGTGCCCACGCCTGGCGTAAAACTAGCCGCGTTAGCCGCAGCGGTCGCCAGGTCGGGGTTGCCCGTTTTTTGCAAGGTTTTGTAGAAAATTTCGTTCATAATTGCGTTGTCGGTGTTTGCCTGGTCCATCGCGGCCTGCAACACGTCGTCGCTGTATTTGTAACCAGGCTCGACTGTACGGCCACGGTTGCGGCCTCGGGCGTTAGGGTCGGGGGTGCGCGGCGTGTTCATCTCATACGCCTCGTTGCCCACGCCGACGGCGTTCGTGTAATCGTTACGCAGCTTCTCGCTTTGACGCTGCATTTGGTTTTTCTTTAGCCCGGCGACCTTCGCGCGGATCCGCTCCTCTGGTGTCATCGCACGCTCTCCAGGTATCTCATGATTTCCATTTCGCTGGGCATCTGAGACGCCTGCGCCTGGTTGCCCTGCATAGACGCGCCGAGGACGCCAGCCGCCGGGACAGACAGCAACCCCTTGTTCATGATAAAGTCATACAGAACCTGTTCGCGGGTCGTGCCGCGCTTTTTCGCCTGGATGTCCGCGCGATCACGAATGGCGCCCATGAACGTGGTTTGGCTGGTGGGGTCGACGCCAGTCTTGCGTGCCGCGCCCATCCAGAGTGCCGCCTGGACCTGCGGACCCGTCAAGCCAAGCTCCTGGCCCAGCTCAAACATAAAGTCTTCCATGGCGCCGTATTCGGCGTTGTTGGGTTTTTGCGACCAAACGACCGGGTTATCCGCGATTTCCTCAATTGGCACGACGCCATCCTTGACCGCGGCCTTAGGGTTAAACCCGTATTTGCCGTTTTTGTTAACCTTAAAGTATTTTTTAGATTTCGGGTATTTCGCCAGCAACGCCTCCGCGAACTCGTTGCCGACCTCAGTGCCAGCGACCGCCAACCAGTCGGGGTCCATCGAGGCCATGCCGAAATAACGCGTAAAGTGCAAATTCGCGGCAATGTTTTTCTCGGATCCCTTCAGTGACTGCGTAAAACCCTTTGGCTTGGGGTTGTCCGTCCAAGATCCCGACGACGGTGCCACGCCAGGCTCTGCCATCGCATCCCAGTCGCCCTGCACCTGGCGTCCGGCAATCAGCTCTTGCAAGCCCGCAGTTTTATGGCCGTAACCCTCCTTGCGGGTTTTTGCTAAGCGGCGCCCGTCTTCCAGGTTTTCGACGTTTTGCAGCTCCTCCATGTAAGACATGTTGCTGCCCTCGACGGGAGCTGTGTTGTATTTACGTTGACGCACCGCGGACGCGTTGCCGATGTTGGGCGGCACCTTAGACCCGGGAGACGTCGCGCCAACCAGGTCGAGAAACTCAGACCACTGGCGGTGACCCTCTTCCTCTCCGTACCCGGCAATGAACCAGTCACGCAGCTCCTCGGTGTTATACCAATCCTCGCCGACCTCCAGGCCAGCCTCAATGCTGCTCAGCATATCTTGACGCATTGCGTTGTTTGGGTCGCGCAGGGCGCTCAGCGAGCGTTGCAGGCGGGCTGGCAGCTTGTTGGGCTGGTAGCGCAGAAATGTAAAATCCGAACGGTTAGGTGCCGCGCCGCGGTAACGAGGATCGCTGCCGGGAGCCTTGCCCACCATGCCCAATAACGTGTCGACGCCTAAATCAATTTTACCCATGTTATCTCTTCACGCTCTTCTTACCGCTACAGCCCCACGCCTTGCGCCGGACCCGTACCTTGGGGGTACGCTTTTGACTTACTGTACGCGCGCAATACGCGTTGCCACGCTTGGTGCCAGGCCGGGAGATCCGCTTGTGCGTTTTCCCGTCGCTGTCCTTGTAGGTTGTGCCGTCGGCGTACTTCTTGGACGCGGGCACCTTCTTGCGCTTCGTCGGCATTACTTTTTCTTGCCGCCGCCTTTTTTCTTACCCTTGTGATATCCTGGCATTACTTTTTCCTCTTACTCTTCGATTTTGGCTTCGCTTTTGGTTTTGCGCTCTCGCGTAACGCCTTTGCCGTGGGGGCACCCTTTTCGCCGGGCTTGCGCATACGCTCGCCGGATCCGGCTTTGATGCGCTTGCGCTTTTCGTGGATGCGATCCCACAAGCCCTTCTTGGGTTTACTTGCCATACTTCTTACCGAGACACTGCCCGGCACGCTTACAAGCCGCGGGGGTAGGGCAACCCTTGCATGGTTTCATCGCCATAGCTCACCTCCAAAATGTGTTAGGAAAATATTACCACAGCGCCCTGAAACACCCAAAATTACGCGATACCTAGCAAGTTGCGCCGCAGTTCGCCGCGCCAGGATTTAAACGAACCACTCTGCGCGGTCGCCGCATCCGAGGCCATCGTCAAACACAGCGCGTCCGCCAGGTCTGGCGACCCCACGCCGCGCCTGCGCATCTCATCCTTGCTTTCAGCCTTCATCTTGCCGGACGAGGTAAAGCTGTAGCGTATCGACGTCAGCTCCGCCTGCAACTGGTCGTCCTTCGGTAACTTACACGAGCGATCCTCTAGCCACGCCTTGCACTTAAACCACAGCTCAGACCGCAAATTCATGTAAGTGTCGCCCATCGAGGGGCTTTCCGCCACGTTAATCCCACGCACAGGCAAATCCAGCTCACGCAAACGGTCAACCACGCCGGATCCCACGCCAATGCTGTCCACCAGTATCTCTGAGGGGCGCCGGGAGGGGGGCAGGGCTTCGTATTCCGCCACGACACGGCCCGTCGTCTGCATCAGGTCCAACCCGCGCCAGGAACGCAGCTCAGTCACCACCGGGCCTTGCCGCTTGCACAGCGCCGTCGCATCAGACCCAAACCGCGCCACGTCCAACCCCCAAACAACCTGGGTATCTTCAGATACGACAATGTCGCGGTGCTGCGCGGCCTCCACCAAGTGAAACGGAATGATCGTGTTATCGTCGGACAGCGGGAACTGCCCCAACACACGCACGCGAAACGCGTTGCTCTCCTCGCCGTAGCGCAGGCGCATCTCGTCGACGAACTCATCGCTCACCAGCGGGCTGTCCTCGCAGCTCCACGTCCGGGTCCACCACGCATTCGCCATCCGGTTGTGGCTCTCGAAAAACGTGCCGCTGGACCGGGTGGGGTTGCTCAACATCAACGTCGTCGCGTTGTGGCCCGACATAGACCCAGCCGCAGCCTCGAACACCTGTTCCGGCACACCCGACGCCTCGTCGACAATCAGCAAAACATTATCCGAGTGTACCCCGGCTAGGGCTTCCGGCGTCTCCGCACGAGCGGTCCTGCAAGAGATGAAAGCCTCCGCCGGGGCACGCAAAAGCTCGACGCGGTCAGATTTCACGTTCAACAGCTCCTGCAATTCCTTGGGCAACTCATTGATCCACCGCTTCAACTCAGCAAACATCGCGTCAAACAACTGGCTGGACGTCGGCGCCGTCACGACGACCTTCACCGGGTATCGCAGCAACAAAAACCACAGCATCGCCCAGGACGCCGTCGTGGATTTACCCGTGCCGTGCCCGGATTTCACAGACATCTTACGCTCGCCGCGAGCCAGTGCCTCCAAGAATTCACGCTGATACTCATACGGCTCCGCGCCCAGCATCTCACGCACAAATCGCACCGGGTCGTCGTAATAAGCCGCCGTGAATTCCTCCATAAAGTTAGTCGTCATGGTCAATCACCTTCGCGTCTCGTACGGAATTCGGTACTGTTTGTCGTACGCTTTCCCGTACGGTTTTCATTTTTTTCAGGGCGTCCAGGTGCATGTCGCCCAGGTTCAACGTGACGTGCGTCTGCGCTTGCTGGGATCCGTACCGCTGTTGGTTCCACGACTGCGCGATAAACCGATGCTGCGCGGCCTCCTCCTTCGCAATGCTCACGTCCAACGCCGACAACTCTGCCGCGCGGGAGCCTTCCTTGGCGTTGGCGCGCTCATGCTTACGCTCGGCCCGCAGGCGGCGCATGATCTCAAACCCAGCCTCCGCGTGGGCGTCCGCAGCCTCCGCTCGTGCGGCCTCAAGTGCGGCGCTGTATTCTGGGTGGTCCTTCAGGATCCGATGAAGGTATCCGCGGTGCAGGCCAAGCTCACCAGCAAGCTGCGTGATGGTGCCGCCCGACAAAAGATAATCAGTGAGGTATTGCACGCCGCCGCTCTTCTCGATGGACGCGAGTGCCGCCTTACGCTTGGGTCTTCCAGCCATAGTTTTTCTCCGTTGCGGTTAGTGTACGATAGGGGGTGCCCGGGGGGCAAAATTTGAGGCGAGGGTGTGTGTGGTCTTGCACAAGCACTACCCCCATCGTCGGCCGGGCCGGGGGGGGGTATTTCGCGCGTCTCTCGGGAAAAGTTAACATAATTCACGTTATACGACTTTTCAGCACCCCGTAACCCATTGATATCACTACGGTTTGACCAGGGCGCATGGCTGAACGTGAAATTATCGGTGTTTCTGCGAGTGCGACATCTATGCGCCAAATGCATAACAAGGCCGTTTCTCGCGCGCGTACGCGAGGCTGTCGCCAGTGTCTCGCAGCGGTAAAAGAGGCGACGCCTGTCTAGTGTTTGGGAGGAATAACAAGCGCCGCCAGTTGGAGCATCCACAGGGAGAGATGGTAAACTCCAGGCTGGACCTAACAGTACCCGCGTCAGATCCAGTGAGGCAAACATAGAGAGACGTCTATGCATGACCAATGTACCCCATCTATTCGTCCCAATCAAAAATCTGTGCGTCCTCGCCCGCCAAGCGGTACGCGATCACCAGGTAATTGATCTGATCAATGATGCTGTCCTCGTGAAATCCGTTGTCGTCAGCCCGCGCGGCTTTCAGCTCAGCCATCATGCGCGCCACGTCGTAGGCCGTCAGGGAAGCCCCTGGAGCGAGCTTACCGCGCAGCACGCTGTTCCACCTCCGGCAGATCGTTTCGTGCATCTCTCGGGCGTCTCCGTAGCTTTCCTCGCGATCACCCAGGATCTTGCCCGCCTTATCCAATATCGTTTTGTAGTTCATCCTTTGTCCTCGCCTTGTATCTTGCGTAACCTCTTTCGCTGATCACCTGGACGTACCCCCGATCAATCAGCGACATTAAAATTTCCCTCATCTCTTTCAGCGTCTCATCCATTGCCCCCGCGAGATCCTCCGCGGACATCGTGCCTTGCTCCCGCATGAACGTGAGGATGTGCAGCTCGTATTTTGTCAGCGGTTGCAACCACACCCTGCGTCGCTTGTCGTCCGGCAGCATGGCGCGCAACCCGAGCCTGGCCCGTTGCCGTTCAAATTCCACCATGCGCCGCCGCAACTCGTCTTCACTCATGCCTCAGCTCCCACTGCCTCCGCAGGATTGCGTCGCGTTGCCACTGGTTCCATTTCTTCAGGTGCGGCGCTCGAAGATGCTTGCGTCTGTTTGCGACGGCTTCCAACTCCTCCAAAGAGGTGATCTCATCCATCACGCGGTTGAATTCTCTTTCCCCCAAATCGGCGGAATCTTTAGCCCGCCAGACATGCTGAAGTATCCGCTCACGGTCAGTCATCTCGACCCCCCGATCAGCGTACCACCCATCGACCGTACCACCGTACCACCCCTTAAGGGGTGTGGTACGTATGGTACGCTTAGTGTCGCCCCGTACCATTTACCGTACCA